TTGCTGCATCATCTGAGACGAAGCGCCTCCTGCTGACGGCTGACCAGGAGCAGCGGGGACAGGTTGCTCAGACTGTTCTTCTGCGCCAGCAGGAGGATTCTCTGGCTCGAACAACTCTTCAATTGCATCCTCAATTGCTACACCCTTTTGACGCGCCTTGATTACAGCAGCAATCTGCTGAACAATCTTGGTTGGGTCTTGTCCCTGTGTAGCCATCTGCGGAATAGCCTGAGTCATCGCTGTGAGTGAGCCGATAAGTGCATCTCGCATCTTTTCAACTTCAATCTTCTCTTGTTCAAGAGTTACATTGACATTGAAAGGTAGTTCACGCATAGCCATATCCTTGGAGATAAGTCCACCACCAAGTGCCTGTAGCATGAAAATTAGTCCTTGTGCTGGGTTAAGACCAGCAAGCATTCCGTAGCGAACATCAGAAGTGTAATCACCCTTGATGTCTTTAGACGGTAGGTATTGAATTGAGAAAGGAGAACCAGCGTCTACGCCGCGAACTGTCTTTTCTTCGTTGAAAAACTTTTCATCCATCTCAAAGCAGAGCGCGATAACATCGCGGAGTGCTGATGAGAAGATAGCCTGTGCAGATTTAATCTGCGTATCAAATGCTCCAAGTAGCGCTTGTACACCCTGTCCAGTGACAACGCTTGCATTCATGTTACCTGTTCGAGATTCAGGATAACGTGCACCCACGCGGAGTTCTTCATTGAGTAGTTGCTGCTCAGTGAATGCACCCTGTGGTAGTGATAATTCAACTCGGCGCACACCCGCTGGGTTGGCTGTACGAATAACAGCGTCTCCACCTAGTTGAAGTTCTTGTACATCTTGTGGCAATACAATCGGAGCCTGTACTGACTTCTCTGCTGCTTCCATTGCAAGTAATGCAAATCGGTTGCGAAGCAACTGAATACCAAGTACGTCGTCAAATTGACCGCGCAACTCTCCATCAACAGATGGACGACGTGCAACAATCACATTCATTTTACCCAGTGGGTTTACTGCGTGTGATAGCAACATGTTGTTGCGTGATGGAAGATAAAGAACAGACTGGTCTTTGTCATAATAGCGAATCATCTCTATCATGCCATTGAGGTCTTGCTTATATCCCAACTTGCCTAGCAACGCATACTCTTGCTCAGGGAACATAGCAACTAGTTCACCAAGTGTCATGGAGTAGCGCTTAGCGAAAGCAACACAACGCCCGTAGCGGTCAAACTCTGGGTAAGCACCTACTGGGTTTTCTAGTCGGATGCGTGGCAGTTTCGCTTCTTCATCCATTTCAATAATGAAAGGAAGGAAGCCATATGTGATGTACATGTCTGCACCGTTATACATCTGAACCTGAAGGTCAGAATGAATAAAGTAGTTAGATGCAATACGTGTACGCTTATCCGCAAACTTGCGCTCGCGGTCTGAAATCTGATTTGCTGCAGAGCAGTTTACCGCTGGAAGCGGAGCCATTACTTCTGCTAAGTCACGTGCAACAATGTCAATAAAGTTTGCTACTACGTTCTGGTCAATACCATCTGGGAAGAAGTTAGGATAGACCTGGCTAATCTTACCCTGACGCACCATCTGTACGTCACCGTTGCGCTGGTCACGACCATGCGCTCGATAGCGTAGCGTTTGAACGCGTGCGCCAATCTGGTCCATACTTAGCATCTAGTAGTCCTATCCGTATTGTTGTTGCCATTGCTCTGCAAAGGCTTCGTCAAGATTAAGTGAGTATCTATTTTCCATCTGTGCTCTAGTAGCCCAACGGTTGTTGGCATACTGAGAGGTTCTGCTACCTGCTTGCATCAGTTCGCGGATGCGAATAACTGCAAACCATAACGCCATGACGGTATCCGTCTTGCCTTTAGTGTCAGGCTTCCAAGTAAGCAACTGTTGTGTTAGCGCCTTGATGCCTTCGCTTCCTTCTGAAGAAGGTAGTTCAATGATGTTATTCTTTTGAAACTTGCCATCGCGCTCTGTACCAAAGAGGTTAGACATAGAGGCGACACCGAACGAGGTGTCCCATTTGTTCTTACCTGTAAAGTGAGCCAGTTTCGTGGGTCGTCGTCAAGCGAGTACGCTTTCTGGTGTGCGTTGATTTCAACTCTAAACTCCTGTGGTCTGTACCTTATTGTGAGTTCTTCAATCATCGCCCGAATCTTCTGTGGAGTAGGTTCGGACATGTTGATGCATTCAGCAACATAAATGCGCCCATCGGCGCGGTTATAGGTACAGACTACAAAAGCAGCGTTGCCTGCCATAGCAGGGTCAAATCCAATTACAGTGTGTCCCTCAACTTGTGCAGGGTGTCCAGCGGCTCCAGCCTTTAATGGACCTCGCTTGCGCATCCCGTTAGTTGACCCTTGCACCAGCACGGGTGGGAAGATGGAATCCTCTTGAATGTCTTCTTGCTGGTATACGAGTGCCCAAGTTGAGGGTGTGACTTCCGAGCGACGCTTAAATAAGGCTTGACCGTCCCACTTGGGGTAGAAGCCGTTTTCATTAGGAGTGTCATCGTCGCCATCCCACGGGACGTCTGACTCTTTCCAGAGCGTAACCCAATCTTCGGGCTTCTCCTTGTACTCAAGTACAGCAGGCATTCCCATATAAGTAAAGGGGGTTTTGCCACCAGACCAATGCTTAGGATTGCGAAGTTCTTTATATAAGTCGTTAGCCGCAATTCGTGTCCCTACTACGAGCAACTTACCGTTCTTACCCAAACGGGTAATAACTTCCTTCTGCAGCCAGTTAATTTGCTGCTCCCACTCGTGGGCGTTGGCAGTGGTAATGCAGTCGTCAAGAATAATCAAGTCAGCACGCGCACCGTAAATCTGACCGCCCATACCCAGCGCCTGCAGGGTAGGGTCCTTCTCGCTAGAGTTACGCGCATCGCCCCCAAGGTAGACAGTATCGGTACGCCAAGTATCTGCGTCCTGTTTCCAACCGCCCTCAGGACCGTATGCGGTCTGTAACTTGAGCCAGCGGGGATGGGACAATCGTTGCTTGATAGCATAAACGAACTCACGTGCCTTGTTCAATGTCTTTGATACCACGATGATGCGGATGTTAGGATTGAGGGCAATGCGGTAAGTTGAGTAGTTCACCGTGATGACGGTGGACTTAGCATGCTCAGGGGGAACGTTCACCAATAGGCGGTTCGGCTCTCCTGGCTCATAAATCATATTAGGGTGAAGCCATGAGGGGGTTTGCCCTTCAAGCAGGTCTACCCAATCTTGGTGGTGTGGAAATACAGTCTGGTCAAGAAACGCCTTTGAGAAGTCCTTGAAAGGAATCGACTCCTTCTCCACACCTAATTCTGTAAACGCGCCCTTTTGACCTTCAGCCTTGGCTTCTTCCAAATCACGGGCAAAGGCTGGGTCTCGGTTAATCCATTGACGGATGGTGTCAGCCTTACGGTTGACTAGCGCCATGGCTGCCTGAATGGTCATGCCAGCCTTAATAGCCTCAAGAACCTTAGCCTTATCACCCGCTAGCCCTTTGGCTAAGTGGTGGTCAGCGCCCTTCTTGAATCCCTTGTGCTCAGTCATGTTGTCCCTTACATTGTGGTTGAGCAGGTTACTAGCCTGCGATTCGGGAATCGAACCCTACCTCCGTACTCCTGACGGTGTGCATGCCAATCACCATTTGCGACTTGAGAATCGAACCCCACTGATACCACCAGGCTGTGCCACAAGTACGCATTCGTTCACCCCTGGGGCGCCCGCTCTGCTGTCTGCGAGAGGCTTGCACGTACGTCCCAGTTGCTCAACATTGCAGACCCCCTAGGACTCGAACCTAGACAAACCGCTTTGGAGACGGTTGTGCTGCCATTACACTAGGGACCTCTAGGGCAGACCTATCCTGCCCTACAACAGTTAGTTTGTACAGTAGTTTGTAACGGATGAGTAAGGCTATTAAAAAGACTTACGAATCTGTTTTACTGTCTATATATACTTAATCCGTTCAAACTACCAAAACGAACACATTCGGTTGCAGCAATAGCAAAACTGCTGGTCAGAGACTGTATCTAGCCCCCTGTAACTATACTGACAGAAATATTTAGGTAGAGATACAACATAGTAAAAGCAGTGCAATTAAACTATAGGGGGTCGAACTGACCGCTAAAGACTGTTACTGTACAGATAGTCTGTACTGTGAGGACTGTGCTGGTAGAGACTATCTGCCCGCTGACCGCGGGGGGACAGTATGTCTGACCTGAACCAAATATTATGGGGCAGAACTACCATGTCTGCTCAGTCTATCAAGCCCTAAAAAGACAGGGCTTGACAGCCTATCACTGACATGG